CGGCTGCTCGGTTTAATTTTCCAAATGGTGTTGCGTGTGACACGTCCGGGAACATTTATGTTGCCGGCGACGGTACAATCCGTAAAATTGTTGCTTCTACAGGGGTTGTCACGACACTCGCTGGGTTGGCAGGGTCAAATGGTTCAGACGACGGAACTGGGTCGGCTGCTCGGTTTATTGGTCCAAATGGTATTACTTGTGACACGTCTGGGAACATTTATGTTACCAACGGCTTTCGCGGTACAATCCGTAAGATTGTTGCTTCTACAGCGGTTGTCACAACAATCGCTGGGTCGGCCGGGTCAACTGGTTCGACCGACGGAACTGGGTCGGCTGCTCGGTTTAATTTGCCAGTTGGTATTACTTGTGACACAGCCGGGAACATTTTTGTTGCCGATTCAGACAACTATACAATCCGTAAGATTGTTGCTTCTACAGGGGTTGTCACGACAATCGCTGGGTTGGCAGGGTCATTTGGTTCGGCTAACGGAAGTGGCTCGGTTGCTCGGTTTAATTTTCCAACTGGTGTTGCATGTGACACGGTCGGGACCATTTATGTTGCCGATTCAGACAATCACACAATCCGTAAGATTGCGTAAATTACAACTCTCAAAAATAACTCAACATATAAGGAATGAATTTGCAACTCAAAAAGTTCGACCCGGCCGGTATGGCCGACGACTCTGTCTGCATCTTCGTGGGCAAGCGCCGCACAGGAAAGTCGACCCTCGTCACTGACATCCTGTATCACAAGCGGCACATCCCAGCCGGTATCGTCATGTCAGGCACTGAGGACGGCAACCACCACTACCGCAACTTCGTCCCGGACCTCTTTATCTACGGCGACTACAACAAAGGCGCCGTCGAAAAGGTGCTCGAGCGCCAGCGAAAGCTCGTCGGCGCAGGCCAAGGCCAGGCTGCGTTCCTGCTCCTGGACGACTGTATGTACGACAAATCCTTCATGCGCGACGACTGCATCCGGCAGTGCTTCATGAATGGCCGCCACTGGAAACTCTTCTTCATGATGACCTGTCAGTACGTCATGGACATGACCCCCATGATTCGTACCAACGTCGACTACGTCTTTGTGCTGCGCGAGAACGTCAGGCAGAACAGAGAAAATCTCTACAGATGTTTTTTCGGAATATTTCCAACCTACGACATGTTCTGTACCGTCATGGATAACTGTACCGAAGACTACGAGTGTCTCGTCCTAGACAATACCAAAACCAGCAACAAGATTGAGGACTGTGTCTACTGGTACAAGGCTCCCATTCGCCGAAACTTCCGGATAGGCAGCCAGCGCCTCTGGGACTACCACTCGCACAACTACAACCCGCGGCACGCAAACGGCGGCCCGCTCGACAGGTCGCTCGTCAGGAAAAAGAGCCAAGGGCCTTCAGTCACTGTCAAGAAGCAGGGCGCGTGAACACACACCTCAAAATTTATTTATAAAAAACAATGGAGACTATGAGTTTCAATGAGTCGTCCTCGATGACATCCATCAACTACAGTCCGACAGTCGATGGAATGTCCCAGAGCAAACCTGACCCGAACGCGAAGATTCCAGAGGGTCTTATCATGCCGCCACAAATAGAAGAAAATAAAGTTGACGAATCTAAAGAGATGGCTGATTTCTCCACTCCCATTGACGAGCTGGTCGCTCCAGGCCCCGGTCAGATGATTCAAGACGAGATGATGGGCCCGTCCATGATGCCCATGCAGGCCAAGCGCGCAGCTCGCAACGAGGGCTCCAGCCGCAAGTCCAACAACCCACTGGGTATGACTGACGAGCAGTACACGGCACTCATCGCAGGCCTCTGTGGCATGGCCGCCTTCTCCAAGCCAGTCCAGGAGAAGCTCATCGACATGATTCCCAGCATGATTAAGGATGGCACTGACGACCTGTCAGCGACCGGCATGGCCATCATGGCTGCTGTTGTCGCTCTGCTCTTCTACTTTGCCAAGCGTGCTCTAATATCCCAGTGATTTGGAACCATTCGGCTGATTAACAATAAGAGGAGGACGAGGCGGAAGTTCTGCCCACGAATTATTGAGTCTTTGAATTATTAATCCACGTGTACGATTATTATTTTTAGGTGGTACCAGGTTTGGACGGTTCTTGAATACTTTACGCGCACGCTCTACTATTTGTTTCCGTGCATAGTTGTATTCTGCCGTAGCTGAATTACGGCCCCCAGAAGACCCAGAAGGATTACTTAACACTTTAATATATGTTTCTTTTGTTCCGCGGTAACCTCTCATCAGAGACGTCAGGTTGGCATTTAGTTGCATAATCTGCTTCATAGCGTTTTGGTCGTACATTATATTTTAAAACAATATTATAAATGAACTTCAACTTGGCGGTGTTCCTAGTGGCACTCGTCATGCTCATGTACGGTTGGTCATCGTTCAACCCAGTGATGATGGCGCTAGCAGTCGTGCTCATGTGGCTGGTTTGGCGCAACCTACGACCGAACAACAGAGTCCCCGCAGTACTTGCTGGAACCGCTGGAATTGTCGTAGATGCCAAGTGAGTTGCACAGCGCCTTCAGGTCCTTGAAATTTGCCCAAAATTTTGTAGTATGGTCGTACTCGGTCACTGTCATGTGCGCAAGCTCGTGCAGCAAAACATAGAACGCGGAATTTATATCGTCCCCTGCCAGACAGATACATATTTCATACCCCTTGTTTACGTTATAGCCTATAGGACCCTTCGATTTGTCGTGGTCGACCAGACCTGTCACGATGGTCCGGTGTTTCAGTTTGTCCCAGCGCGGATCCGTGTTCGCCCCGCTGTGTAGATATGCCAGCAGCGCACTGTACTTTTCTTTAAGTGCGACCAACAGTGGCGGCTGCCTGTGTGTCACCAGTATGTACATCAGTATGGCCGCCAGTACCAGGGCCAACATCTACTATTACTTTACAAAAATAAATTTTGAATAAATATCCGAGATGAGGCCAGTCGGTTCAGGGACCATCGGCTCCCACATGACGCATTTCATTTTTAAATTTTCTTTGAGTTTTTCAGGATGGAGGATGGGCTCGACACGCTCCGTCCCACTGTAAAAGGGGCCATCGATGAGTCGGACTCGGAGGAGCTCCCCGTCTCGTACGGCTGTGTTGCCGAGTCGGTCCCGGAAGTACTCACTGGGCAGCCGGTCGGGGTCGGGGACGATGCCGATGAAGATACCACCGGGCTTGAGATTCTTGATAATAGCCTGAATGCTTTCTTCAAAGAGCTCTGGGCTGGCCGCGATATAATGAAGCGAAAAGTTGTAACAGATGACGTCAAACGGCCCTCCAGTTACGGAGCGTACATCGCCCACCTGAAAAACAGGGGTCAGACGCATAGACTTGGCCCGTTTCCGAGCTTCCGTAACAGACGCGACATCTGGGTCGAGACAGACGAGCTTGCGAGTGGGCCACTTCTGGAGGTCGCCGCCACGCCCGCACCCACAGTCCAAGACGAAATCAGTCGGCTTGACGCACTGCTTAATAAGCTCCCGTTTGAATAAGTTGTGCCGCTTGCGAAGCTCCTCCATGTTGTTTGTGTGCGTTATTTACTTAAAAGAATATTGACAGTATTGTTTAAATGGCTTCCACCGTTGATACCCTGACTTGCGATTACACGACAGTTCCAGGCCAGCTGTACGCCTGCATCTCATTCGTTGGCCCAGAGCAGCCCCAGAAGAATGAGCTGCTCGGCATGAAGATTCGCGGCTGCTTCCCGGACCGCGAGGGTGCCGCTGCGCACGCCAAGCGCCTGCAGAAGGAGGATAGCACGTTCGACATTTACGTGGTCGACATGTACAAGTGGCTGCTGATTCCCCCCAAGGCGGACGCGGTCGAGGATGTTCACTATACCAACGAGAAGCTCGAGGAGATTATGGCGGGTTATCGTCAGAACACGGCCGAGGCTTCTGCCCACTTTGAGAAGCGCAAGCGCGACATGATGGCCAAGCCGGGTCCCGACCCCGACATGCCATTCATCGATGCGGCCGACGAGAATTCCAAGTTTTACACCAAGCCGGACGTACCACCTATCCCCCACCCGGCCGAGGTTCTGGAGAAGCTCCAGAAGGAGTTCCCGGACAAGCCCATCGAGCTGCTAGTCAAGATGGCTGACGCAGAGGTGCAGCTGGAGATTGAGCGCCGCAAGAAGGAGGCTCCCAACTCTGAGACGGAGGTGACGGTCAACACAGTCGCCCAGTAAAAATACTTGATAATATTAAATGGGTCTCATGAATCTGGCCATGAAGGCCAAGGGTAAATGGAATGCCACTGCAAATGCGCGTGCAAGACTGGCGGCACAGGCTGCGGCGGCCAAGGCGCGCTGGAACGCCGGTGCACAGGCACGTGCTAAATTCGCAGCCAATGCAAAGGCGGTAGCTTCCCAGGTGGGCGCAGCCGCGACCCAGTTCAAAAACAGGGTGTCTGGCCCGGCTGTTGCCGCAAACACACGGGTGGCTAACGCAGCAAAGGTGGCCGTAACAGCAAACCAGCGGGTGATTGCCACCCCTAATGCACCTGCTGTGGTTATGGCAGCTGCTAACGCGAACAAAAAACTCAATACGGCTATGGTAAGTGCAGTAAGAGTAAATAATAAAATTGCACAAAAGTAAATGCTACGCTGGCTAGCAGTCGCTATAGTCCTTTATCTGGTCTGGAAATCCTTGAGCCAGCGGGAGAACATGAAGTCAGAGGCTGGTGTCTATGACGCACAGTTTTTTGCCGAACAGGACTCCCAGCGGCGCGAAAACCCTATGGTGGGTCTCCTCCAAGAGGATGTCTTTAAGAATAAGGGGGGACGCACAGGCAGCTTTGTGCCGTCAGAACCCATGGGTGGCCTGCCTATGTACGCAGTAACCTAAATAATGTTAACATATATAAATATGAGCCCACGTCAGGAAATTCTTAACAGAATGAATAAAATAAAGGGAAATATGCTTAGGGTTTCCAATAATGACCCTAATCTTAGACGGAAGATGAATCGTCTAGTTAAACGTCTGGAGCAGTACAGACTGAGACTACGTGCCATGAATTAAATAGGTCGCTCAAACGGAAACTCTTCCAGGACCATGTGGACCGCTGCCGAGGCGTCGTCAGCCTCGAGCGCCTCCTCAAACTTTTTGAAAACTATATCACGTCGGCCAGGCTTGAACGTTGTCAGCAACGCATCAAACCTGACAAGCGTCCAGTACAACTGGAGAGTGAACGCCTCTTTGTTCTTTCTCCAGGTGTTGAGTGACATGACAGTCATGTCGCGCCAAGTCTCCATTTGGGAGGGCTTGAGCTCAAAGGTACCACGCTCGATAAGAGGGGGTGGTTCCATTTTTGGTTTAAAATCATACTAGCGACGGTCATACTGGAGGGAACATCGCTCAAGGCATACCCTTGATGATGACCGGACGCATATTCATGAGGAGAGCGCCAATTATGATGCCGAGCAGAATCCAATGCCACTGGATGCTCGACATGAGGTCCTGTCTAGGCTGAAGCTGCTGGGGGTAGAGCATCTGCGGGAAAGGCGTGTGGCTGACGCGGTGAGGCTGACTGTCCTCGCGGTCGTCGAGCTCCTGAGGCTGCGGGTACTCCTCGCTTCTTGACAGGAATGGGGGCGGCTGCTGACCGACGTCCATTCTTACTAGTCTCTACTTCATCCTCGCTTTTATCTGATTCATCTTCGTCATCTTCAATAAAGTCTTCCAGGCTACTGTCGTCGTCCTCGTCAAGCTCCTCCTCAGAATAAGAAACACACGACCCAATTTCAGACTCGGAGTTGTCATAGTCGTCCGAAGCGTAATCATCCTCAACCTGCTCGACCGGCTCATAGCGGGTGGGTGGCTTTGAAATTCGTCCCGAGCGTGTTTGGGTCGTCGATGCCATTCTGTGAGTAATAAAGTATTGTATCGTTTAAGTATCTTGGATTAAATCTAAGTCCTTTTTCAAGTACTGTTTGTTGTATCAGCGTCTCACCCTCCAAACCCATCCGGTTTGTGATTTCGAGCATCTTCCCCTGAATCTCGCCATCATCTGCGCGCTCGATGTAGAGCGCAAGGTCCTTCACAGCGTCTATGGCCCGATAAAGGTGCTCTGAGGCGAGCTGTGGGTTTTTTTGAACCTGTTCTTCAAATCCGTTCACGTGGTATACAAACAGGTTCCAGAGTTCGGGGTTGAGCCCTGAGTACGGGTGGACCTCATTAACGTATGAATGAAAATGAGTCGTGCCAACTCTGGGGAAGAATATCCAGAATAGAATTACTAGAAGGACTACCCACGGGAGCAACATCTTTCAGTTGCTCTACTACTGTAGGCGGGAGATTATGTTCACGACCCGAAAACTTGCCACACTCCTCATCAAAGCACCGCTGGTTGATTGTGCCCTTGTAGATGTTGAACCAGACGTGGTTACGCTTGTGAGACTCGCCGGCCCGCTCGCAGTAACGCGAGTCCGTCTGTACATACCACCCACCCGTCTTTTCGTTCCGTACAATCTTTTTGACCCGCGCACGCTCCTGCCCATCCATGTTCCGACAGATGAAAGCCTCTAGCGCGCTGCTCGTCGCCTCATCAGCAAACGTCTGCTCGTCGTCCGCCTCATCATTCACCCTGATGCTAAATAGGTCAAGCAGACCCGCGTCAAACTCCTTCTTGTACTCTTCCCCGCCGAGCACCTTCCATGGTACGTACGGGTCACCTGTCGGCTTCTTGTGCGACCAAATCATCCGGAGACCACTGCCGCCGTAGACACTCGCGTCAATCACCTTGGACCAGTCGATACCACGCCGAGGCGAAGCCTCATTTACAGAAACACCACCCTCCGTCTCTGGAAACGCCGATAGAATCTTGGTCCGCAGCGCGAGTGCCGACGCACGAGTAACCTTCTTGTCCGGCCAGTGAACGTGCACACCCGTCTTGGTGCCCTCTGCACACGCTCGTGGTCGCGTCCGGGCAATGCAACACCTGCCACAGTCCACCACCTCGTTCAGAGCGGTACAGATGCGCTCAATCTCATCCTTGGTGAGCGCCTCCGTCGCCTTGTAGTCCAGGTCCACGAAAAATTTGAAAAGATTTGTTTTTTGTTCAACAACATACAGCTTGTGCCCATGGGTTACGTCAGAGATGTACGCTCGGTAAAACTCATCCATCTCTTCCATAGGCACAAACAGCATACCACCATCCATCAGCAAGTGCGTGAATGGCGCGGCTGGGACCAACCATTTGCGTACACAGCTCGACATACATTATTTTTGGTTTATTCTTTTAATACCTTGACCACAGGCTGATAGATACTGTACATACAATTTAACGGACAGACAAGCCCCTCTGAAAACTCTTTGAAAAGTTCAGTCTGGTGTTTGGGCACATACCCTATGTGCAGGTCCCCGTCAACCATCACCTTGATTGCGTCAGGGTCGTGCTTGTTGTCAGGGTCACGCACCAACCTGCACGGCTCGGGCTTGTATAAATTTACCATAAACTTACGGGCAGCCGGGCATCGGTAGTAACCACCCGCCAGTGCAAACTGCATCTATCTATAATTTGTCTCGTGTCCTTATTTCACTCCTCATCCTCACTGCTTGAGTCATCAAGGACAAGAATACTCCACAAACTTTTTTCTTTTTTTTCTTTTTGAGGAGGGGGTGACTCCACCTCTGGCTCTGGCTCGGTCACCTCTGGCTCTGGCTCAGCCTCCTCGAGCCTCTGGATTTCGTAGTGCAGCTTCTGGACTGACAGTTTCTCAAGCTCCTTGGGGTCTGTGCCGTCGTTGCGCAGCTTGGCCAGACGCTCCGCCAGACGCTCCTTCTTGACCGTCATATATTTTTAAAAAGTTTTATTTTATCTACGTGCCGACGCACCCCGACGGATACTTACGGCACCACGGTTTACAGCAGCATGTAATTTAAGAAACCCCTCTATCTGCTCTATTTCTTTAGCATACCGGGTAAGAGTAGCCCTGTTAACACCGCTGTTAATCTTTCTGTATAGATTTGCAGCTCTTGCTAGAGCACGCTTTTTCAGATTATTCAGGCTGTTATCCGTCATTTATAATATTCTCCGAGAAATTATTAATTCGGTCGTTCTGGCCGCGGGGTTCTTTGAGTTGATGGCGCGCCGAGCGCTCACCTCAGTCGTGTCGTACTCTCCAAACTCCTCTCGAACAAGAGCTGTCGCCGAGTTGCTCATGACCCACTTGCTCGGCGAACCCTTTAAAAAATTAAAAAACTTTTGGTGGTTGAACGATTCAGCTGTATACCCTGTGAAGGAGGTGGCAGTCTCTGGGGCGTATGGAGGGTCCACATATACAAAGTCCGTAGGACCACATCCCCGCAGAGCATCATCATAACTCTGACAGCTAAATTCAACAGACTCAACAAGTTTAGAAAATTTTCGAATATTTTCCGGATCGCAGACAGTTGGGTTGGTGTAATGACCAAACGGAACGTTGAAGCCGTTGGGTCCCTCCCGGTACATGCCTCGAAATCCCACCTTGTTGAGATAGACAAAGAGGCATGGCCGCGGCGACCGGTTGAACTCGTCCCGACGCCTGTAGTAGGTGGCCTCGGTCGTATCCTTGCCCAGCTCACGCAGCTCTGCGATGAGACCCTCAGGGTCGGACTGAACCTGTCGGTACAACGCGATAAGGTGAGGGTTAAGGTCAGAGGCTCGTGCAATTCCCTTGACACGCGGAATGACTGACAGGAGCACGGAGGCTCCGCCAACGAATGGCTCGTAGTAGTCATCAATGTGTTCAGGGAACTCAGAGAGTACCTGCTCCAACAGTTGGGTCTTTCCACCGACCCACTTGAGCACCGGTCTCATCAATTATTATTACATAGTTTTAAGGTCTTAAGTAGAATGGTTGCTTATTTGCGTTCAGAGCCGTATGAAATTCAGGATTTTGTATAACCTTCTGACGAATCATGCTCCAGAGGTTCGACCGACCAGATATTCCCTCGAGCGTATCAAATTCACAAAAATCATTTTCGTCATAATTTTTGCGGAACGCCATCTGGCGGGTCTCCATCTTCTCCTTTTCTTCATCAAAGCGCTTGACGATGTGCTTGTGCTCAAGGAAAGTCATCGGCATGTCTATGACGTAGACATGATAGATGTTGGTGACCTCGTCTTCGGGGTCTTTATTATTAAACTTAAAATAGGAGTAAACCCCCCGTTTTAAGTTTATGGTACCACGAGTTTCTTCTTCAAGTTCTCTGAGTGCGCAACGGAGCGGGTTGTACACCTCTCGGCGTCTGCAACCACCCGTCACAAACGTCCATTCCTTGTAGCGTCTGTCGTGTACCAGTAGAAAGTATGGTTTGCCGTCTATGTAGCTAACAGGAATAGCTATAGACTTGTGCCTCTCAGGTGGCCTTAGCCTCTGTATCAGCGGGATTTTTTCCATCCTCTACTACTGGTTCAGTATAATATTTCGCGAGGTTTCCCGAGCGTGGGTCATATGTTATCAGAAACAAGAGACCAAGTACGAGCAGCCAACGCCAAATCTGCATCCTAAATTGTGTGAGTATTTATTTTGACCCGAAGGGTCACATCCCTGGTCAGCTGGCCCTATGGGCCAGACTTAATTTGCGTACAGGAGGCCGCCCATGCCCTTCTGGATGCGCAGGATGTTGTAGTTGACTGCGTACAGGTAGTTGATGCCTGGGTTGCCACGGAGGCCGACCACAGCGTTTGACACGTTGTAGTAACCCGTGGATGGCTGGCAGAGGCTGAGAAGACCGCTGGCCAGCTGCACTGGGGTGATGAGGCGGTAGGTGTCCAGACGAGAGAAGTTGAGCGTGCCGGTCGGCTGCAGCTTGCCAGTGTCAAGGCAGAAGGGGATGATTGCGACCGGGGCGACGTACTGGTTGCCAGTTGGGCTTGGCAGGTAAGAGAACTGCGTGTGGAAGTACTGGGGCACATCCATGTACTGGGGCAGGTGCTTGTCCTCACCCACATCGCTGCCGTTAATCTGCTGGCGAAGGGTGAAGTATGTAGCGGTTGCGCTATTCAGACCGCCCGAATATGCGCTAGTAGAACTATTGTAGCTGTAGGCGTTGCTGTACTGCTTCGCCTGGAAGGCCAGGTACTTGATGGGGTGGGCCAGTGCCAGCTCCTGCACGTTCTGGGAGCCGATGGGCACACGCTGCACCTGGGTAATCAGCACATCCATGTCCGTCTTGGCAAAGTACTCGCGCTCGGCGGCGTCCAGGTAGATGAAGTTGGTCCACAGCTGGTAGCTCAGCTGTGCGTACGTACCGGTCAGTGATGCCGACCCGACACCGGTGCTAAGAGCAGTACCCAGATTCTTGGACCAGGTGATGCGAACCTCCACATCGTGGAAAGCCAGCGCCACCACGGGCAGTGCCACCATCCAATCCTTGTTGAACCAGAACTTCAGGGGGAAAAAGGTGGCCACCTGGCTGGTTGGCTGCTGGGCAGACGGTGTGATGTTGTTCAGGTAGCGCTGGTTAGAGTTCTGGGCACCGACAACCGGCTCCACGTCAGACATCCACTGGAAGTCCTGAGAGTCAATCTCCTGACCGCCAATGTACAGCTGTACACGGTCAATCACCTGGGACCAGTCCAGATTGCCGACCAGTGCGTTATTCTGGTCACGAGCCGTCAGGTACATGTAAGACACGAGGTCGCCCTTCTTCTCCAGACGGATAGTCGAAATGCCACCTGCGGCCGGCATACCCTGGAGCGTCTGGCGCTCGACATTGGATGCATAGTGCGTGTACCGCTTGTAGTTGGAACGGAAAAATGAAATCTCGGGCTTGCCCGTCAGCCACTCATCCTGAACACCAGTTGCTACAAGCTGAACGATGCCTCCCGACATTTATACTTTCTGTTTATATTTTTTTTACTAGAGTGCGGCGAGGGGTGGCTGCACCAGACAATTCTTGTGGAGCTGCTGGATGGCCATGTCCAGCGCCTGGGGTGTTGCTCTAGGATTTTCATTCCCCTTGAACGGGTTGAACTTGTAGTGGTCAGCATCCTTGTATTGGTTGAAATGACCAAGAGGTGCAGCAGCCTGGACAGGGAAAGGCACTGACTCGGCACGCAGATTGCTTGCTGCGCCGACAGCACCGACAGGGTCCGCCCGTACATTCATACGCTGGCCATTTCCTTCTCTGTCTGGGTTCGCACGGTTGTTTGTGCCGCGCGTAAGAGCCGGGTCTGTGTATCCCGGTTTTCCAACCGCATACGGCTGCTTCACAAAGTAACCAGCTGTGCCAATCTGCAGAGTGTCGCCCGTGCGCTCGCCAGTCTCGTCACGAATTGTCAGACGGCGCGTCTTAATCTGGTCCGGACGACCCTCGGCCGCCGTAAGAGCACCACCCTGGCCCTGGCCACGCGTCTGCGCCGGGTCACGGTGCCACGCCTTGGTGTCCTTTGCCTGATGCGTAATGGCTGGCGCCACTGGGCCACCCCCCTTGACAAATGCGTTCGCCGGCCCGCCAAAGGTACCACCCAGAGTCGTCAGACGCTCCTCATTGATGTTGGCCGGCAGAACACGGAAGAACTGGTGGAAACCACCCGCCGCCGGAACGCTAGCTCCGACACCGAGACCGGGGCCAACATACTGGCGCTCGATGGACGCAAGGTTATTCATCTTGCCCGAAACACCCTGGCGGCTGTACAGGTCGTACACAGGCTGACCGTACGGCTGCTTCGTTCCGTTCGGCGTCATGTCATTAAAAGAAGAAACCTCCTGCTTGGGCGTCAGACGGAAATCGTTAAACT